CAGGCGGTAAAAGATTTCGACCTCGCCATAAAACCACGGAATACCCTCGCACTCAGCTTGGGTGGCGCGCTTCCATTCCGTCGCCTCTTTTGACAGCACCGCTCGGCCTCTAAAATGCCTCCAGATTCGATTCGCGCCGACTGGGTAGGGCAATAGTACCCATGCTTTCATTTTCGCGCCCTATCTGCCTCAATCTGCAACTGCAACACCGCCAGCGCGTTCCAAGCTTCGTGCGCCGCGTGCCTAAGCCCTGTCTCTGGATCGTAGACTTCGCCAAGCATTGACGCCAGCTGGTGGCGCAACTTCGCGTCTGTGTAGCGGGTTTGCCCGTCTGCGACTTCACGCCAGCCGTAGGGAGTGTACTTTTTTGCGCCGTACTCTGCCACGGCCACCAGCTCGGCCAAAGCATCAGCAAAGCCGATATAAACCAAAGACGGGCGTACCTTGCCCGCGTCTAGCTTTGCGCCCGCTTGGTGTTGGTCTAGGCCGTGAGGGTCTGTTTCTGCCATGGTGCTTTCTCCTTTTTGACCTTCCATTATGCCGCCTCCTTGATCGCTTGGCTGTTCCATGCCACGACCGTTTGAAAAGCCCGAAGCTGCTCTTTGCGCGTGAGTTCGTCGCCCATCCTGTCTGCCAGCTCTAGGCCGTCGCCGATGGCGGCCATCTCCAATCCGCTAAACCCCAGCCGCCCCGCCTCTTTCGCCGCGTGTATCGCGTCCAGCGCATCTTGCGCGCGGGCTTCAGCCTGGTTCGCGTAAAAGTCACGCTGTGCTACGAAAGCCCAATTCAAGCGGCAAGCAAGCGTGTCTAGGTCTTGCTCTGTTCCACTGCCTATGCGCAGCCGCTGATAGGCTTCGCGGGGCTTTAGCTTGAGCTGTAGCGCCCCGTCTGCTGTATGGCGAAACATCAAGGGCACTGGCAACACTTCGCGGGGTCGATAGGTCTTATTTCTTTTCTTCATTTGATTAAGCCCCTGAGCATTTATTACAAACATAAACCCGCACGCCATCCACCATGCGTAAGGTCTTGCCGGCAGCAAGCCGGGGCCGGTCGCAAGCGCCGCATATAAACACCGGTTTAATATCTTTGTTATTAACCCACGCCGCTTTTGTTGTTTGAATAATCTTTTCCGCTACTTCATTCATATCGATACCTTTTATCTTGTTTTTGATGCCTGCTTAAAATTTAAGCACTTCTACGCTTTTTGCCAGTGTTGTTTTTATGCTACACACCCGCCGCAACTGGAGAGGGTACAAAGGTACAGTACCTAAAGGTACATGTACCCTCCTGTACCCTCATTCCGTTGTTTTGCCACAACGGGTACAAAATCGATTTGTACCCCTTTGTACCTTCTGTACCCTGATTCACAATGTCCATGCCGCCGCTGTCGGGCCGTCCGTTACCAGCCATCCGTGGTTATATTTGGTTATCACCTCGCCGGTTAATAATGAATGCACCATGCGGCCATCTGCGCCCTCCTTAATATATTTTTTTGCTGTTTCTTCTGATAACCCTAATTCATTAACTAAATAAGACTTAATCGCGCTACTGGTTATATACGGTGCGCCATTAACCTGCTCGGACCCGCTAGCTTCCCACGCATCGCGCAGGGTGGTTATATGGTCGTGCAACTTAATATCTTGCCGGCTTGGTTTGCCGCGCGGTGCATCGGTCTTATCCGACAGGCAGGCAGTCGTAACCGGCGCCCCGTCCTCATCAACCCAGCCCGGTATCGTCGCGCTTTCGAGTGTTGCAAATATCGGCGCAGCTAGCTCTGCGTCCTTGCTTTTCCGTTGCACTATCGATAACGGCGCGCCGTCGCCCTTGCTAGGAACTACGCTGATTTCGATATCAAGCGCGCCCCTCCATGCGCTGCTACCACGAGCGCGGTGTTGCGCCTCTTCGCTCACGCCGGTGTGGTGCACCAGCAGGACGCTGCAATTGAACTCACCCATCAAGCCAGAGCACGCGTCTAGCATGGTCTTGGCGTCTTGCGCGCTGTTCTCGTCTCCACTTAGGAACCGGTGCAGGGTGTCCACGATAATGATCGATGGCACCAAACCAGCCGCCCGGATAGCCTGCGTAACTCGTAAATACCCCTGCGGCGTGTTCAGGTCACACCCGTCCTTAGATAGCCACGCATTAAGCCGCTGCACGCCGTGCTTGTTCTTCCAGCCCGCTATCCGCGCGCGCAGACCGTGGTGGCCCTCGCCAGCTAGGTAAACGACGCAGCCTTGCTTGACCTTGCAGTCCATCCAGTCCATAGGCTTATCGGCGGCTATGCGCAGGGCCATATCCAGCACCGCGAAGGTTTTGCCGCCGCCGCTCATGCCGTGCACCATGATCAGGGCCTGCGATTGCAGCCAGCCCTTGACCAGCCAGCTGATCGGCGCCGGCTGCGCGCTGAAGTCATCGGCCTGTACCAGCCAGCCGTCATCGGCGGCCTGCGTAGGTGTCAGCAGCTCAGCCAAGTCGCCGCCCGACATTGCATAGTCGTTAGCGTCACCAGCCTGCGGCGGCATGATCACCGATACCCCGAATTTAGCCGCCGCCTGGTCCGCATATTTTTGCCCCGTACCGCTCGCGTCATTGTCTGCGACCACGATAATTTCATGCAAAGCCCCAAACTGCTCACGCGCGGCGCCTGCCACCGGCACTAGGTTGGAGGCGCTGTAGGCTACCAAACAAGGTTGGCCGGTCGCCTCATGGATGGTGGCGGCCGTGGCGAAGCCCTCCGCGATGAATAGCCGCTGCGCCCCATCGGTGCTGCCGATTTGCCAAAAGCAAGCGCCGGTCTGCCCGCCTGGGTGGTAGAGTTTGCCGCCGTCGTGGGCTATGTATTGGAGGCTGCGCAATTCGCCATCGGCGTTAAACAGTGGCACTACTAAACGCCCATCACCGGTCGCCCGTGCGCCATGCGCCTGCACGCCCTTGCGCGCAAGATAGGGGTGATCTGGTGAAGCGGCGACAGCTTGGGCCCAGATCTCGCCGACCGTATCGGCGGCGACTGCGCGGGTCTTTTCCCGCTCTGCATCTCGCAAGCGCTTTGCCTCCTCCATGCGGCGGAGGTTCGCCATCTCTTCCCCGGCGGTTAGCTTGCGCCCGATGTCAGCGCGCCAGTTCTGTTCGATACCGGTGCGCCAGTCGCCAAACTTGCCAGCGGGTACACCGTCCGAAAACGCCACATACCAGCCTGTTTTGTCGCCTGCGGCTTTGCCCTTGCTGCCGGTGCGGAACCGGTGCAAGCGCCCGTCTAGGTGCACCTCCTCTGGCGCCTCCATGCCTGCTGCGCGTATCGCGTCCTGTAGCTGCGCCTCCGGCGGTGCGCGGTAGGGCTGCTGCGGTGGCGACCATGGGCCGCCGAGTATGTCGGTGATGTTCGCCATTAGACCGCCACCTGCTGCGCGCCTGATTCTGAGCGCTCTTTGTGGCGTAGGAGCGCGTGCACTAGGTCATAGGCTGGGCGCTTGGTGTGACCGCGCGCGAAGTCGCGCACTAGGTGGTAGTCCATGCCTATATCAGACGCGAGCTGTAATATTTCGCGGCGCGCTCGGTGGGCGTTGGCCCAGTCTTTAGCCACCGTGATGCTGGCGGCTGTGGTCGTGTTTTCCATTGGATACCCTTTTGTGCAAAAACTTAATTCTATACCGAAAGCGAGGCGCCGCGCTAGCCTGTGGCGATTTAGCTACTGTTACAAATTATTACACTTTAGATGTGCAAAAACTTAAATTTATAGGCTACATTAGCTGAACCCCAAAACGGAATCAGCCGACATCGGGGTTTAACTGAAAAGGAAATCACAATGGCAATTCAATTGAAGCGCTCAAGCGGTATCGCCGCCGATAGCGTGAAGCTGCTTGTTTACGGACAGGCCGGGGCTGGTAAAACCAGCCTTATCCCGACGCTGCCCAGCCCGGTAGTGTTAAGCGCTGAAGGCGGCCTTCTATCCATCTCCGGAGCGGATGTCCCATACATTGAGGTAAATTCTATGGCCTCACTCACAGAGGCGTATGAGTGGTGCACCCAAAGCGCCGAGGCTTCGCAGTTCAAAACCATCTGCTTAGATAGTATCACCGAAGTGGCCGAGGTCGTACTCGCCGCCGAGCTGAAGAAAAACAAGGATGGGCGTGCGG